GAAGAAACTGTTACTCTGAAGTCATAAAGACCTCTATCTCTTCTAATTGAATCTAAGATAGGGTTAACACTATCCAAGAATTGTTGTCTAACGATTTGGTCGTTTTGTTCGAACAACAATCTTACTGCTACTGCTGAAATTAACTTTCTTGCTTGAAGTAACAATCTTCTTACGTTCAATCTGTTAAGTGCGGTGTCAGCAACTTGTAAAGTTTTGTTACCCCAAATTACTGTTCCTACATCAGAGAAAGTTGCGATAGGGTTGATTCTGCCTTGATAAAGTGTGTCTCTATCTTCTTGAGTCAACTTAACTCTCGCTTTGATTGAGTTTACAAGACCTCTTGTGTAACCCGCTGATGCGAACCAAGGGAATGCGATGTTATCTGTCAATGCTAAGTTTCTACAAACTTCACCTGTTGCAGGTAAGTAAATTTGTGTATTATTAACAGTGTCTCTTGTAAGAATCCAAGGATAGTAAGTCGCGGTATAGTTAGAGTCAATACCTGTGTTATCCAAATTATCAACTGCCTCTTGAGAGTAAATGATATCCTGAGGATTAGTCGCATCAGGAGTATACATGTTATAGTCAGGAGTAGTTGCGATGTAAACTGAATCCGCTCTTGAGAATTGTACCATGTCGATAGCCTCTTCTACAAGGTTAGAGTTGTTTACATAATCAATACTTGATGTTGCAAATACGTTGATGTTAGTTGATTCAGGATTTGCGAATGTCAAGATACCAAGTAAGTAAGCGTAGTAATCGGTGTTAGCGAAATCTTGAGTATTGTTAGCAACAACAATTCTTTTAAATAAACCATCTCCTGTAGCATTTGGATATCTTGTTGAAGGTGATGCACCTGCTAAGAAACCTGTCGCTCCTAATTGGAATCTGTCTTCGTTAGTTCTGAACTCTCTGTAAATGTCCCATCCATCAAAACCTCCAGCAAAACATATAGTATATTTTCTTGAATAAATGAAGTAGTAAGGATTTTCTTGAGTTTCAGGGTCTCTTGTGAAGTCAGCAACACCACATTCAAATGCAGTTTGACCACTGGTTAAGACTGAGTTACCAAGTGTTACTACTGTCGCTCCTGAATCCATGTGGAAACCTTTACTTAAATAATTCCATGGTGACCCTTCAACAGGAAGTGGAGATGTTACCCAATTCAAAGGATTTTGTGTTCCTTTATATTGTAAGAATGAATCATCAATTCCAAATTGACTTGAGAAACCTAAATAACTTCTTCTAACAATATCTCCTGAAGATTCAGTTACATCGGTTGGTGCTCCAAATGGAGGGTTGTAAATTACTTCACCAGGAAAATAATATTTTGTTTTGAAAATTGGAACTGGTGAAGGGTTACTCACTGATGCGTATTCTCTTTGAGTGTATCCGTAGAAACCACAAGGAATTGCGTCGATTGGTGCTTCATCTGCTAATTCAATCATAATGTAACGTGAAATCAAAGCGTATTCTCCATCACTCGAACCAATTTTCTTAGCTACGAAATTATTGGAATTAGGATCCATGTTACAGTTAGTGAATTTCTCTATTACCACAGGATTAGCATCTGTGTCGAAGAAATTTCTAACCAATACGTCAAATGACATATTATTAAATGATAAGTTAGCGATAGAAACTTTTACTTCTGTGTTCGCCGCATTACCGTCAGAAATTGATATAAATTTGAATAAGTTATAAACCTTATTACCTCTAAGTTCAGATACTAAATAAGGAGTACTTGGTGACTTATATTGAGTTACATTGTATGCTATTGATTGTGGGTCTTCACTTCTAGCACCTTCAAGTGCAATTAAGTTACAATCCAAACCACGAATATATCCTTGGTTATATGCGTAAGCTAAAGTTCCTGGATAAATTTCTTCAACATATACGGGAACTTCATTTCTTGATTTACCAAAGTTATCAACACCTAACACTTTTGTTATATACTTAGGAGAAGATGCGGACATAGATGCTTCAAAAGAGAAATTGTCGTTGTCTTTTGTAACACCTGAAATTAAGAATGATTCAAAAGGAGACTGAGTGACTCCTGAATATTGTTCGGTACATACTAATTGTAAATCAGTTAAACCACTAACCTCATAAATTGGTCCATGGTTATCGCTTGTAGTACTATTAGTATATAAAGATATACCTCTAGAACGTAAAGTTGCAACAACCATGTTGTTGTATTCTGAATACGCAGTTCCTGAGTAATTGTAAACACTACCAGATATAGTACCTGAGAATGTTGAAGACGCTCCTGATGTTAAAGAAGAAACATAATAAAAGAATGAATATCCAGAATATGCATTTCCTGATGTAATGTCAAAATTAGCATAGTACCAAGGGTCATTTTCATCCGCGGACAAGTCATTTATTGCAATATTAACTGAATCACATCCGTATTCATTGATGACATTTGAATAAGTTCCAGTCAAATTATAATAATCACTCTCAGGAATAGCTCCATAGACAACCAAAGTATTAGCCGACAAAGATGGAGTATCCATAACGTTATTAAGGTTACTTGTAAAATCTAATCCCAAAGTTGAAGTACTACCATCTGACAATCTGTATTGATTATTGATGTACGCTTGAACTATTGGAGGAAGTGCTCCACCAACAAATTCTACAGTATTTCCTGTAGAAGAACCTGTGAAGTTTGCACTCCATGTTGTGCCAGTTGCAGGACTAAGACCTACGGTTAATGGGTCAACATTTGCGGTCACCTTAATACTCCAAGACGGTCCAGCGTCATATCCTGACAAACCTAAAATTCTTGTAACAAAAAGTTGATTAGATTGTTGTAAGTATGACTTTGCAATATATGCCGCCTCATACTTAGGGATTTGTGTGTTTATAAATTTTGTAGGTTCAGTCCCCCCAAAATATGCTTGAAACTCATCGTAGTTTGTGATAAAGATAGGTTCGAATGCGGGACCTTTGATTGTTTCCCCGACTAAACCTAACGTAGTAACACCTACACTTTGAGCAACAAATGATAAGTCAGTTTCAGACGTATATACTCCAGGCGATACGTATACCTTTTGATTTACTTGTGTTGCTTGAAAAAACATAGTTCAAAATTATTGTTAGCAAATTTATTTTAATGATAAATATTCATATCTATGTGAAAAAACTTGACTTTTGAATATCTATTTGTAAGTAGTATGAATTTATTCTACCTTTTTTCTGCCCATGAAAACAACCAAAGAAATAAAGAATATCAAAATATCCCCCGAATCACATGAGATATTAAAAAAGTACTGTGAAAAGCGTGGGATAAAAATTTATAAGTTTTTAGAAAATCTTATAATGGAGAAGTGTAAAGAAAAGAAAGATATCTATGGTGAGGATTAAACCAACTGGGATTCAAACTTGATTGTTGATTCCAAAGTGTTATTATCCTTAACCACCTCAATCCTTAAGATATCATTTGTTGTGATTTGAATTTCAGACACATCACTACCGTAATAGTCATCATTTATATAGACATCAAAACTTTCAACATTAGTTGTTCCGAGTAAAGTCATGTTGGCACGAAAATCAATTATTTCACTTAAAGTGTTATTTCCAACAATAAATAAAAAATTAGATAAGAAATCGTCAGGGTTTTCAGGGAACTTTGGTCTTCTTCTTTTTAATACTGTGGTATCCAATTCCATAATTTGGGCAACCCTTGAAATTGCAGGTTTGACTTGAAATTCTTCTTCGTCAATCAAATACCCTAACATAGTGAAGTCATAATTCTGAATGAAATATTTTCTAGAGTCTAAGGTCGTCTGAGATTCATCAGAAATATTATTAAGAATGATTGGAACATATTGTCCTTTAATAAAAGTGTAAGCCTGTCTTGAAGAAAACTTTTGCATTACAACTTTATTAAGTTGATTCAACTCTCTCATTCTATTACAGATAATCTTAACACTATAATTAATGTCTACGGGAACTGGCTGTGGGATTGTGTATATATCCATACCTTGTTCATTACCATTCCAAGTTGGAACTGATGCGTAATAAAATTGTTTTCTATTTGGAATAGTATATTGTAACGCAGGATTTGTTCCAAACTTAACCTCAGGTTGTCTAACCACAGTTATGAATGGAGGTTCGGGATTGAAGTCAAGATTTGTGAATAATGCGGTTTCAGTATATTGAGCCCAATTTTGAGTCGTAATAATAATATCCAACATAGGAATAATTTTACCTGCGGTTACAACCTGTAAATCGTCCTTAACAAAATCAAGCATACCCCTGTCCAAATCAGCATGTAATACTGACTTAGGTAAATAAGTTCCATCTTTATTTATAAACTCAAGAAGTTGTTCTCTTCTTGCAGATAAAGTTTTCTTTGGGACTAAAGGTAATGTAGGTTTTACTTGTTTTGGTAATGCCATTTTATTTTTATTCTAAGTTTTCAGAGTTATCGTGTCCACATTTATGACACATATATGGGTCGTCTCCTCCGTCAGATAATTCCCAAGACCATCCACAATTATCACAAATAACGTCACCATCCACAACGGCTTCAATAATTTTATTTAATTGTGATTCAGTTATTATGTATCTCATTATATTCCTCTAAATTCGTTTTCACTCACATAAGTTGCGATTATAGTCCTATAAAAAGGTTTGTAACCAGCATACGTATGTTTATTATCAGACTTCACATATCCATCATCACTTACCGTATAATATCTTACTCGGTCTTCAGATTCATAATACCCAAAATAATCACCCATAAAGATTTCAACTCCTAAATCATCTAAAGTTTTTTGATATATACTAAACTTCATATTACCAGGCTCTTGTTGTTCTACCTTTGAATTCCCAAGTAATTTATTAGCCGGTGCCATTACTTGAACTAATCCCTTCAATTCAACAGGGGCAAGAAATTGAATCCCGTCTTCTAACACCTCACCATAAACATCATCAGTTTTGGTTTTTCTTCTATCAATACGATAAAGGATTACAGTGAAATTCATATCACCGATTAACCACTCCTCACCCATACCGATGTCCAAAGCATAATCCTCAGACCCAAAAAATTTACCTAATCTTGTTATTGGAACTAACTTTTGCATATATTGATAAATACTCAGATTATAACTATATTGTAAGTAAATATTTTTCCGATAATAACCAACAAACAAAAATGAAACGACTTGTACTGATAAGTTCTTATTGTAACACTGAAGAAAAAATTCAAGCTTTAAAAACCAATCTTAAAATTATTAAAAGTCGAGGGTTAGATGTGATGTTGAATAGCCCGATATCATTACCATCCGATGTGATTGATATGTGTGATTTTTATATGCAAACAAAAGAAAACCCATTACTTGATTGGCCACGGAAGTCAGTCATGTCTTGGGTAAAATATATCAATGCGGAAAAAGAAATAAAAATTAAACGGTCTCTTGTTGATTATGGGTGGGCGGCGCTTTATCAAACAAAAAAACTATCTGAGTATGCACTAACTTATGATTATGATAGATATTATCATATAATATATGATACAATAATTGACGACACAGTATTATCCACTTTATTTTCAGACAAAAGGTGTAGTTTTTTTCCATTTCACGAACACAATGTTAGTTTACATTTAATTGCGTTGGACAGAGAAAATTTATTAAATTTCTCAAATCACATTACACTCGAGAGTTATATTAAATTTAATTCTATTGTAGAGAATTGGCTTTATAATGTTATTATCAATAGTAATTTGAACTACACAATAGAATCAGAGAAAGTTGATGATAGTATCTTATTTCATAAAGAATTAAATATATTCAATTATTCAGAAATTGATGGATTGACATTTTTTATTAGTAAAGATGTTTCAGAAAATAAAGATATTAATTTATTTTTCTATAACAACGAAGAAAAAATAAATGTTTTAATTACGATTGATGGTATTGAAACTAATTACACTATCTACAATACAGACATCATTAATTTGGGGTTCAAACCAAGTGATATAAAAAACGTATCAATATTTTATAATGGAATCTCTTCAGATATTACAGAAACAATAAAAAAAATTACGCTTAACACTATTGAAGTTAATTCAAAATAAAAATATATAAACCTATTGAAATTAATAGTGGATATAAGTTTAGAATCAAAAGCATTATCCCTATTGGAATCTTATGAAGGAGGAAACAATTATTTACTTGAACTAAAAAGGAAATCTCAATTAAATAAAAGGTTCTATCCAACAAGAAGCCAATCGGATTACATTATCAATAACCATAACACTCAACCTAAGGTTGCTAAAAAGTGGGTTATATTAGATGCCTACTTCGCAAAGAAGTTAGCTGACGATAAATTATATACCGTAATTCCCGAAAAAGTATGGGTTGAAAAATTATTGTGTGATACAGAAAAAGCATTTCACATTTGGGGTAAGGTGTTCGAAACTGAAGAATTCCACGATTTTTGGTTACCAAAAGCGGCAATTATAAAAGACAATTCAGTTAAAGATGTTGTCATAGATTACGAAAAATATTCTCACAGACCCCCACTCCAACATCAAAAAGAATCAATCCAAAAACTTGTTGAAAATAAAAAATTCATATTGGCTGACGATATGGGTTTGGGAAAAACCACTTCAACAATCATCGCAGCATTAGAAACGGGAGCAAAGAAGATTCTTATCATTTGTCCCGCAACTCTTAAGATTAACTGGAAACGAGAAATTGAAAATTATTCAGACAGGTCAATATTCATATCAGAAGGAAAAACTTTTAGTACAGAACACGATTTTGTTATCATAAACTACGACATTATTAAAAACTTTCATGACACTAAGAAAAAAAATGAATCGCAAGTTATTGCTGCCAATTTTGATTTGGTGGTCGTTGACGAAGCACACTATATCAAGAATCCTACGGCCCAAAGAACAAAACTAATAAACGACATTGCAAAAAATGTTGACAGATTGTGGCTGTTGACAGGTACTCCAATGACATCAAGACCAATGGACTACTTCAACTTATTACATCTTATTGAATCACCCGTCGCAAAAAATTGGATGGCTTATGCTATCAGATATTGTAGTGGATACCAATTTAATGTTGGAGGAAGAAAAGTTTGGAACGTGACAGGGTCATCTAACTTGGAAGAATTAAGAGACAGAACCACAGGTCTTGTCTTACGAAGACTCAAAGAAAATGTACTGGACTTACCTGAAAAAATA